ATCAAAGGCACAGATGCTTCGATCATAGATAAATCTCAGGGTACTAATTTGCTAATTGATGGCACAACCATTACTGGTGTTTCTACTGGCAGTAAATACAGCAAAGCTATAAAAAACACTGCGGCTAGTAGTGCAATTAAGGTATGCACTCCATCTGAATTTAATATGCGAACAAATGATGATTTTACTATAGAATTTTGGTTTAAGGTTGATCCAACATCGTCATACAGCGCAACAAATTATCCTAAATATATTTTACAAATACAGTATGGCGGAATTGTCTTTGGCATTTGGGCAAACCCTAGCACAACAAAAATTGAAGGTAATGGGGCAAGAACAGATGGATCTAGTTATATAACTTGGAGTTCTAGTATGTTTACAAGCTACACTCCAAATCAGTGGCATCATTATGCTTTATCTTTTGATAAATCTAATACCACAGCAAAATGGTTTTTGGACGGTAGTTTATACCACACTGATACATCATATGATGACCCCTCTACATCAGTAACCAATTCAAACGGCACTTATATGGTAAGTTTATTTGGTGAAACGGGAACGGTCAGTTCTAATAAAACTTTTATTGGGTCCATTGAAGATTTTAGATTTTCTCAATTTACTCGTTATACCGCAAACTTTACACCACCAACAGCACCACTAGAAGGTTAATACATAGTTTATTATGTCAAGCACAATAACAAAATACAATCTTTTATCGGATCTACCTCCTGTTCCAGACGTAGGTGAAAACGCGTTTGTAGAAGAAACTTCTAAGATATATGTCAGCTTAGATTTAAGTACAATAACATCTAATAGTTTTGAATTTTATGGAAATAATTCATTTTTAGAAACGGATGGTTTTTCCAGTACTTTTACAAATCAAAACGATCCTTGGGCTATAGAATTTTGGTCATATATATCAGATAATACGGATCCTCAACCTATTTTTTCTATTCAAAAAAATTTAGATAATCCAGTTTATACATTTTCTGATGTAACCGGAACACATACTTTATCACAAACTGGATTAGAAGCTTTTAATTTTTCTCCATATAATAATGATTATACAAGTTCAATTTGGTTTGATAACACACCTTTATCAACTACTAATTCTTTATCTGGATTTGATTATCACGATGAATTTTCAATTTCTTTTTGGACATATCCAATCAATAATTCTTATACGCTATTAGACCTTACTAAAACTGACGAAGATAAAACAACACTTAAAATTACTAATAGCACAATAGTAGATAATGGTGTAAACATAAGTATAGGTAAAACAAATAGCTTTGGGTATTTAAATTGGAATCATAATTTATTATCTTATGATGGATTTGATTATTCTTTATTTTCAAATGATTCTTCGGTATCTTTAAATAGAAGTATAGCTGATATTGATAGTAATCAAGATTTACAAATAACAGATTTTGATGTTACTTCAGATCAAGGATTTAAATGTAAAGTAAGTTTTGGAACATCTCCCACTGATAGTACTCTATTTGAATTTGGTGAAATTAATAATTATGTTAAATTAAGTTTGACGAATAATGGAACAGTATTAGAATTTAGAGCAAATTCTTCATCGGCCCCTTTAGTTATAACAACTACAAATTTTCCGAAAGATAATAATACACATATAGTTTCATGGGATATAAGAATTAATCCAGGTAGAATTAGACTATGGGTTGATGATGATTTAAAAGGTGAAGCAGCAACAAGTAGCGGACCTTTGGAGAGTAGTATTTGGGCTGGCCCTAATGTACACTCAAGAAGCCTTCCTGTTACTAATATATATGCACAAAGTGCTACAGGAACTGCACTTGCTGATGGTTCAGGATATATTTTGCGATTACCACATCAAGATGTAAGATGGCAAAATTTTAAGGTTGTTGATACCGGGCAACCTTATGATCGTAATGGTGATAAAGTATATTATTTTGAATTTAAAGTGGACGGATATCGCAGAAACACATATAATCCTATATTTCCAGCTTTATTTGATACCAGTGTTTATACATTAGGACACCCAGATTTCTTTTACACTCCTAGAATGCCATATGTTGCAAGATCGAGTACATCTTTTTATACAGCACATTGGCAGATGGGTTTATCTGATGTATTCTCAGTTTTTGTATCAGAAGTTCAGCAAAAAGTTGTCATATATAAAAACGGAAGCAGGCACACATTTAGAGAGTTTTCTTTCCCTACTGGTACCTCAGGTAATACACAATCCTTTTTTGGGTGGTATGGTAGATATAACGATTCCCGTTTTAAGGTTATTCATGATCCAAATGGTTGGCAATATGGTCCCACCCATACTTCTTTTTTAGAAGCTAGTGTTCAAAATTTATTATATGGAAGTTCTTCTCCAATTGGTGGATATGGTTTCTCATATGAAAATGGAACTTTATCCGATTCTTTTTCTGGAAGTTTAATTTCCAAATTAAGAACTTATCCGCAAACATTTGGATCATTAAGTTCATCAAGTTTTAATATAGGCAGTACTTATAATTTAAGTGGTTCAACAAGTAATCCTTATACTGGTTATATAAAAGATTTTGAAATAACAGATTCATTAAATTTATCTAATATAATACCAAACTCACCAGTTTCTTCATCTTCTTCCACAAAGTTTTTACTTAATTCTTCGACGAGCCAGGAAATATTATTAGACTATAATACAGACGGACAGATTAGAAAAAAAGATACAGATTTAATAAGTGTTAGAGATTCTCATCAAGTAAATCACTGGACACATACCGCACTGGTTTATAATGGAACAGATTTAGATGCATATGAAGATGGCATTTTATCAACCACTATTAATAATTTTAATATAGGCGGAAATAGTTTATCAGATGGTGAGTTTAATATTGGAACTACAGCTATAAGAAATATTAATAGTGCTACATATGATAAAAAATATTACACTGGATTTATAAAAGAATTTATTTTACATGATAGTGCCTACTATTCCGGTTCTTCTTTTAGTTTAAGAAGTGTGAATTATGAACAATCAAATGAAATACTATTAACCTCTACAGAAAATAATGTACCAAATAATGGTACAACTTTTGTAAAAAATGGAACTATAGGAGTTGAACCATTCAGCCCATATACTGCTGACGATTTAGGTTGGATTGAAAACGGTTCCGTTATACAAAGTAATAGAACAGTTGATATCATTACAAGAAGTGGTATTGATTTTATAAGCGTTGATGTTGATAGTGAAACTCCTGCACAATCTTTTTTAGTAACACTAAACGCCACAGATCAGTCAAACAATTCCATAAATTGGTCTATAGATGAGTGGCAAACAGCACCCTTTACACAGATAAAACAAAATAATAATAAAATACTTATAGAACCTTTGAATATTGATTCAAATCATAATGAGCATAGATTATTGGATTTGACTATTGAAGGCTTATTATCCAACGGATCAATTCCTGTAAATCCTCAAAATAATTTATATGATCACAGTAATACTAGGTTAAGTTTTACTTATACTAATTATGCAATGATTTCTAATATGAATTCATCAATAATATTAGATAATAAATTTACAATTGATATAGCAGACTCAGACGATATTGCATCATTTAGCGGTATAGCGGCAAGACCATTTAAACAACCAGTAGATATGTTTATAGATTCTGGTTTAGATATTCAAGTGTTTGATAGCCCTGGAGCACTACCATGATTGATAGTAATTTAACAAATACATACTATGTTAAAAGTAATAATAGAATATATCAGTCCTTTGAGGGTCAATACTATACTGTAGGCATAACTAATAATTTTTCTCAAGACGTTGTTGAATCAAATGGATCAATCAAGGTAATATATTCGGACGATTCGACACAATATAATCCCGTCGTTGATAGACCTTCTCCTATTGTTTCTTTACCTTTATTTGATGAAGATAATAATGCAATTACTTGGAGTTTTATCGAGACACCAAGTAATAATAAAAATACTAAATTAATTACATCACCGGGCAATCAACCACCATATACTATTTCTCCTGTATTAAATAATCCTGATGTTCTTGGTACCAGCACCAATTATAATTTTACGGGAAAAATAAACAGCAATATAAACAACGGCAATCCTATTACTTTAAGAGATTCTGATAATGAAGTATATGATGCAGAGTGGAATATGTCAGTGCGTTGGACGGACGATATTGTAACAGTAACTGATGTTAATAATATGAAAGTTTTAAAAAACTTTTCAATGGGTGTTCCTACAATAAGGCTTGTAAAATCAATTACCGATGGAACTATAGTGCCCGAGTTTGATACTAGCATTACTGGGTTAACTTTTAATTCGATCGGAACAAAACTTTTAGTAACTGGTGATACATTAAATAAATTCGATCAGTATAATCTAGGAACTCCATATGATGTTTTAACTGCCACAAAGGATTCATCTTTTGAACCCAATACTCTTCATATTGGATCAACATTTAGAGATTTAGATTTAAATGATAGTAATAATATATTAAGAGTTATAAACGGCGATGAAATACAACAATATAATTTAGATTCTCCTAGTAATATTGTATCAGCAAATCTACAGAATTCCTATTATACCGAGGAAAAAATAAACGATGATATATTTGTAAGTGCCGATGGTACTAAAATGTATACAATGAAAAACAATATACTATATCAATATAAGTTAAATAAGCCATATCAAGTACATACTGCAGACTATCAATACGAATATAATATTTCTCTATCATCTCATACCGAATCTTATAGATTTTATTGGTACAGATATTATACTGGATATGCTTATAGAACAGTATATCGCTATTATAACCCAAGAAGTAATAATGATGCATTTACATTTTCTTCTGATGGTCAATACTTATATACAATTACATCTATGGCCTATGAAAAGGGAAAAATTTATAGATACCATTTAAGTGATCCTTGGAATATAAATTCTGCAATACAGTCACAAAGTAGTAACCATACAATTGGTGCACGTATTTCATCTCAGAGAAGTAATGAAACTAATAGTCGAGCTGGTCCAGCTGCATTAAGAATAAGTAACTCTGGTGATAAAATTTATATTTTAGATCATCGTAGAAAATCAAATCAAAGTGGATATGGTCAGATCAATAATGAGAAATGTAAACTTTTAGAATATACTCTTAATTCAAATTATAGTTTATCTGGATTTGATAATATTACACCAGTTACAGAAACATTAGATGACGTTCCAGTCGAACGACAAGCACCAGTATATAACGATATAGGAACTCATATTGGATACCAACAGGTAGATATATCTTTTAATGATTATACAAACGGATTTGACTGGAACTCCGATGGTTCTAAGTTTTATATAGCAAATCATCAGAGTATATTTGAACACACTGCTAATACAAACTATAATATTCAAAACTTTACATACGATACTGATTATTCAATAGGCTCATTTACAAATTATAATAAAGGCATACAGATTTTAAACGATAATATGTATCATAGTGGTAATAAAACAATACATCAGCTAAACTTTACAAACAATGATCCTCTAAATATAACCTTATCATATTTAGATAAACAATTAGATGTATCAGATAAAGAAGCAACACCAACTGCTGTTAAATTTGATAATACCGGTTATAAAATGTATATAACAGGAACAACTTCTGACAATGTTCACGAATATATATTATCTGATAAAAATGAAATTTCTACTGCAGTATTTTCTCAAACTCTTGTAACTTCTGGAACAATATCTAATCCACAATCATTAGAAATTTCAGCAGATGGTTCAAAGTTATATATTGGTTCAGCCGGTTCCATATATCAATTTAGTATTAATTCTACATTTTCTGCTTCAACCTTTGATAATATAATTTTTAATCTAACCGGAAAGTGTACAAATATTACCGGTATGAGATGGAATAATAATGGAATACAGTGGACAATCTCTGGATCTTCAACAACAGATATAGAAACATATGAAACAGAAAATCCTTATAGTATAAATCCAATATAAATAGTTTAAATAGTTTCTTAAAGGATTCGCCATGCCAACAAAAGCATTTTCTCAAGCAAAATTATTGGGTACTGATAATACTATTAGTGTTACCAGTTTATCTGCCGATATACCTATTACAGAAAAATTAGCTACAGTAGATGATCTACCAAGCACAGGTGTTATAGGTGAACAAGCATTTGTAGAAGAAACTAATAGACTTTATATTTGGAATGGATCGGGTTGGTATAATATTGCCCTAATTAATACAACGCCTACGTGGGATTCAGGAGGGCAGCCAGCTGGTGCTTATGAGTTAAGTGCAGATAGCCCACAAACAGCAACTACTATAACACTTGCTGCATCTGATCCAGAAGGCCTTTCTATTAATTATTCATACGTGACAAGTGGATCTATGGACAGTATGTCAACTATCAGTCAAGATTCATCTGTATTTACGATTACTCCTAAAACTTTAGCCCAAATGGGTGGTGCAGGTAATGAAGGTCCTCATACCGGATCGATCACGTTTAGAGCAACAGATGGTGTTAATGTTTTACCTCAAGTTTCTAGTTTTACTCTTAATTTTATTTCTATTATAGAAAATAGTAAATATACAATCATGCATGTAAATGCTATAGCAGCTTCAGATAATAATAATATAACTGATTCATCAACAAATAATCTTACCACCACAGTGAACGGCACTACCAGCGCTAGTACGTTTAGCCCGTATCGTGGTGGGGGTTATTCAACATCTTTTGATGGTACTGGTAATACTTGGTATAATTTTCCTACTAGTACTGATTTTTGGCTCACAGATCAATCTTTTCACATTAGTTTCTGGTGCTATCCTAAAGTATTAGGAGATTATGACACAATAATTGCACAGATTGGAACAATGGGAATAGAACTTTTAAGTGGTTCTATGAGAATGTGGCTAGGAACAGGCACGAACGAAACTTGGAATTTACTTAATGCTGCTCAAATTTCAAATACTTTAAATGTAAATGAATGGGCATATATTACTGTAGTTAGAGATACAGACAACAATACATTAAAGTCATATCATAACGGCACTTTAGTATATAACAATACAAGTTTTACTGGTACTGTAGGTGATAGTACTAGATCAATGGATATTGGAAAATATAATAATTCTAATGCCAATTCTTGGAACGGATATATTAGAGACCTTAGATATAGAGTTGGCGCTGGTTCTGAAGATACTTCAAATGCTGTGCCGACAGAAGCAGTTACATCAGAAGATTCTTTAACAAAACTTCTTACGTGTCATTCACCAATCATTAGTGATGGTTCATCTAGTGCGAGAACACCCGAAGGCAAAATGGCTGGTGGAAGTATGACTGCTGGTTGGAAAGTTATAGAATCATTCTCACCCTACGACTACGAAGAATACTCGGCAGCAGACAACGGCGGCTCTATTTTTGTTGATAATTTATCTTCCTCAACTGACTCTGTAAGTTGCACTTTAGGTTCTGCAATTGGAACTGGTGATTTTAGTATTTCTGGTTGGTTCTATCCACCCGAAGTACACTCATCAGGAAATAAACGTATTTTTACTATAGGTGGAAATAACAATGTTAACGGGCTTGGTTTATTACTTCAATCAAACGGTCAAATTCGTTTAGACTTTCCAGGCAATACAACATCTTTTGGTGGATCTGGTGGAAGTATAGATAATAAATGGCAACACTTTTGTATAAGACGAATTTCAGGAACTGCGACATTGCATCTCGATGGGGTGCAAAAATGGACACAATCAAATAACACGATTAATCTATCTGCAACAAATTTGGAAGTTGGGCGGGATACTTCAGGTTCATATGGTAGCCATGGGTATATTTCAGACTTTAAAATATCTACATCCAATTTAGAAGGAACGACTGTTCCAACAGAACCTACCTCATCTACTGGTGCATTGGTACACATTAAAGGCACAGATGCTTCAATTGTAGATACGGCACAAGGCACTCATATAGAATGTGTGGGTAGTGCAGCAGGGACATCCTCTCCAGCAAAGTTTCCTGGAACCTATTCTCTAAGTCTCCCTGGGTTTGGTCACTGGATGCCATCGCCTATGGAATGTGTAAAACTTTCTGGCACGGAAGATTGGACTGTAGAAGCTTGGGTTTATCCAACACAGAGACAATCTTATTCGGTAGTTGTGAGTTGCGGAAGCTCCTTTGCCTTAGCATTAGGCATGGTCTCAGGTAATTTTCATGTATATAATAATTCCGCCGGGGGTTTTACAGACACTGATGTAAATCATGGCACATATGATATTGCAGCAAACCAATGGACTCATTTAGCTGCAACAAGAGTAAACGGAAACTGGTATTGTTATGTTAATGGCACTTTACGATATCAAAAAACTGGTGGTTCATGGCAATCTCATGTAATGAATGAAACTACACAATATACTATTGGGGCAGTGGATGGGTTTTCATCATTTAGCGGAAACGAAAGATGGTATGGTAATGTTCAAGATGTGAGAATCACTAAAGGTTTAGCCCGCTATACATCGAACTTTACGGCACCTACAGCTCCACTAGAAGGTTAATTTTAAGTTCTAATAATTTTTTATATAAATAGTAGCAAATACTATTTTATAGGAAAGTTATAATGGCTACAGTTACATCAAGAGATGAATTATCAGAGTATTGTTTAAGAAGACTTGGTGCTCCGGTTATCGACATCAATGTAGATCCAGATCAAATAGAAGATAGAATAGATGAAGCACTTCAGTTTTTTCAAGAGTTTCATTCTGATGCTACCCTTCGTACTTACTTCAAACATCTTATAACAGAAGATGATGTAAATAATGAATATATCACAATGCCTAATAATATAGACATTGTTTCTAAACTTTTTCCAGTTTCAAGTTCAAGCAATAATAGTATCGATATGTTCAGTGTTAAGTATCAAATGATGCTTAATGATATTACTGATTTACAGAACTTTGCAGGTGATCTTGCATATTATACTCAACTACAGCAATATTTAACTTTAATTGATATGAAGTTAAATGGATTACCACAAGTTCAGTTTTCAAGACATCAGCATAGACTTTATATTTTTGGCGACTTTAAAGATAATGATATAAAAGCTGGTGATTATATTGTAGCTGAAGTTTATCAATTAATTGATCCAGATACACACACAAGTGTATATAATGATAAATTTGTAAAGGCATATACCACTGCTCTTATCAAGAGACAGTGGGGAGCAAATCTTATAAAATTTGAGGGTATGCAACTACCAGGTGGCGTAATGCTAAATGGTAGACAAATCTTTGAAGATGCAATGCAAGATATCGAAAAGCTTGAAGAGAATATGCGTCTTGAGCATGAAATGCCAGCAGACTTTTTTGTAGGATAATAAATGGCTTTAAATCATTATTTTAATCAAAGAGCCAAAAACGAACAAAATCTCTATGAAGATATAATCATAGAGAGTCTAAAAATATATGGTCAAGATGTTTACTATTTACCTCGTGAGATAGTAAATGAAAATACTATATTTGGAGAAGATGTACCATCTAAATTTTCTTCTGCTCATAAGATAGAAATGTATATTGAAAATACCGAAGGGTTTGATGGAGAAGGCGATCTATTTACAAAGTTTGGTGTTGAAATAAGAGATGCAGCAACATTTATAGTTTCAAGAAAAAGATGGGCCAATGTGGTCGGTCAGATGAATAATGAAATAGAAAGTATTAGACCAAGAGAGGGTGATTTAATCTATCTTACTCTTACTAATAAATTATTTGAAATTATGCATGTTGAGCACGAACAACCTTTCTATCAACTAAGCAATCTTCCAACATTTAAACTTAGATGTGAGTTATTTACTTATAGCGATGAAAGACTTAATACAAGTATTGATGCAATTGATGATATAGAAAAGTCTGGTTATAATCTTAAATTACTTATGAATCAAGGTATTGACAGTATTAATTCCAATATATCATATGACTTTATGGAAGGAGAATTTGTACAACAGACCTTGGCAGGAGGAAAGGTAATTACTGCTGAAGTTCTTGAATATAATCAGTCTCAGAATTATATAGTTGTATCTCATATAAGTACAAGTGATGGTACATACGGGATGTTTGTACCCGGAGTTGTACAGAATACCAGACTTCGTAATATTTCTGGTGCACTTGCATATATTGGAGATTCAGCAACTACAGTATATAGAACACTTACAACAATAGACGAGAATGTATACGGAGATAGCAGCTTTGCTCAAAATGATGTATTTGATACATCAGAAAATACTTTTGATTTAGATTTCTTAGATTTCTCTGAGAACAATCCATTCGGCGATCCAGAGGATTTATAATGTTTACATATTTTTATCATCAAAGAATTAGAAAATCGGTTGCTTTATTTGGCACTCTTTTTAATGACATCTATGTTATTCGTAAAGATAAGACTGGTAAATCTATTAGTCAAATTAAAGTACCTTTAGCGTATGCACCAAGAGAAAAATATCTTGAAAGAATTAGAACAAATCCAGATTTAAGAAATAATTCACAGATTGCTTTAAAGCTTCCTAGGATGTCTTTTGAAATTACAAGTATAGGATATGACCCTGAAAGAAAACTTCCGAAATTAAATAATTATCATAAAGGTGTTACTAATACAACTCGTGATAAATTCTTTTCTCCAAGCCCGTATCAAATTACGTTTCAGTTAAATATATTTGCAAAGAATCAAGATGATGCTTTACAAGTAGTAGAGCAGATACTTCCATATTTTAATCCACAATATACTATTAGTATTAAGCCATTTACTGATACACATTCAGATATTGTGGAAGATGTTCCTATTACAATTCAAGGTGTAAACTTTAGTGATGATTTTGAGGGTGCACTTGAGAATAGAAGAACTATTATTTACACATTAGATTTTGGTATGTCTGTTAACTTCTATGGGCCAATAGATGCTAAGAGCATTATTCGTCAGACAGATACTACTATTCATGATGCTATTGATTTTAGCATCACAACAGATCCAAAACTGCAAAGAATTACTACAACACCTAATCCACTATCTATCAATCCAGATAACGATTATGGTTTTACCACAACAATATTAGAAGATTTTGATTCAGGTTAAATCGGAGTAAATTTATGAGTGATGAAAAACACGAAAATGTAGATGATGATTTTGAATATTCAAGAAGAACATACTACGATTTAATTGAGAAAGGTCAAGGCGCTCTCGAGGAGATGATGGAGGTTGCAAAGCAGCTTGAGCACCCAAGAGCGTTTGAGGTGGTTTCTGGTATGATAAAAAATATATCAGATGTGAATGATCGTCTTATGGATCTTCATAAAAAGAAAAAAGATTATAATAAAAAAGATATAACTAAACCAGTTGACGGTACAACTAATAATAATCTTTTTGTTGGTTCTACAGTAGAACTACAACGTATGCTTCAAGATATGAATAAAGAACAAGATAACGTAATTGATATTACTGATAGATTAAATGACGAACCAAAATGAATCGTACTTAGGTAACCCAAACGTAAAACGTGATGGTGTTGTGCAACAATGGACACAGCAAGAAATAGCTGAGTATATGAAATGTTCTCAAGATGCTGGGTATTTTGCAAAAAGATATTGTAAAATTATATCTCTTGATAAAGGTTTAGTGCCTTTTACATTATATCCATATCAAGAAAAAATGTTTAAGCATTTTAATGATCATAGATTTTCTATTGTTTTAGCTTGTCGACAATCTGGTAAATCTATCTCATCTGTTGCCTATTTACTTTGGTTTGCTCTATTTCATCCAGAAAAAACTATTGCCGTGATGGCAAATAAAGGTGCTACTGCCAGAGAAATGCTGGGTAGAATTACTCTTATGCTTGAAAACTTACCATTCTTTTTACAGCCAGGATGTAAAGCACTTAATAAAGGTTCTATAGAATTTAGCAATAATTCAAGAATAGTTGCAGCTGCCACATCTGGTTCTTCTATTCGTGGTATGTCTGTTAACTTACTATATCT